TGTTAGGTACAGGAATTGTTAAAGGACCATTTAATTTTAACAAAACTTTAAGTCGTTGGACTGATAACGAAGACGGTGAAAGAGAATATAATCCTTTAGAAGTACGAGTACCAAGAATAGAATTTGTAAGTTGTTGGGATTTTTATCCTGATCCTGCAGCAACTAATATGGATGAATGTGAGTATGTAATTCATCGACATAAACTAAATCGTAGTCAACTTAGACAGTTGCGTAACATGCCATACTTTGATGAAGACGCAATCAGAGACTGTTTAAAAATGGGAGCAAACTACGAAGAAAAAGATTTTGAACAACAGTTAAAAGATAATGCTTACACAGAAGAAGAGTATAATTCTAACTATGAAGTTCTTGAGTACTGGGGTATTATGGATGCCGAATACGCAAGAGAAGTTGGAATAGATCTTCCAGATAGTGTAGACGATTTAGATGAAGTACAAGTTAATGCTTGGGTAACAGGTAATAAACTATTAAGAGCAGTTATAAATCCTTTTACTCCTTATCGTATTCCATATCACGCTTTCCCATACGAAAGAAACCCATATAACTTCTTTGGTATAGGTGTTGCTGAAAACATGGATGATAGTCAGCAGATAATGAACGGACACGCTAGAATGGCTATAGATAACTTAGCTCTTTCTGGTTCGATTGTATTTGATATAGACGAATCTGCTTTAGTAGGTGGACAGTCAATGGAGATATATCCGGGAAAAGTTTTCCGTAGACAAGCAGGAATGGCAGGACAATCAATCTACGGTTTAAAGTTTCCTAATACAGCAAACGAAAACATGATGATGTTTGACAAGTTTAGACAACTTGCAGATGAACAAACTGGACTACCTAGTTACAGTCACGGACAAACAGGTGTTCAAAGTATGACAAGAACTGCATCAGGTATGTCAATGTTGTTAGGTGCAGCAAGTTTAAACATTAAAACAGTTGTAAAAAACCTAGATGATTTTTTATTAAAGCCTCTAGGTGAAGCATACTTCCAATGGAATATGCAATTCTTTGAAGGTGATATAGATGTTAAAGGTGATTTAGAAGTTAAAGCTACTGGAACAAACAGCTTAATGCAGAAAGAAGTAAGAAGTCAAAGATTGACTATGTTCTTACAAACTGCACAAAGTCCTGCTATTGCTCCTTTTGTTAAGATTTCTAAATTAGTAAGTGAACTAGCCTATAGCTTAGATTTAGATCCTGATGAGATTCTTAATGATCCAGAAGAAGCAGCTATTATGGCACAAATAATAGGTATGCAAAATGCTGGACAAAATACAAGCGAAGAAGCTCAACCCAATAGTCAACAACCCGAAGCAATGGGAGGTCTTGGCGGAACACCTCAAGCACCTCAAGAACTTGGAGTTACAGGTACTGGCGGTGGCAACATCGGAATTGGAAATGTACCGCAGTCAGGGGAGGATCAGTTCTCTGGAACGGTTGCTCCACCTACCAGAACAGGTTAAACTAATCTTAAAAGAGAATAACTAATGGCAAAGAAAAAGAAACAAATAAAAAAACAAATGGATGATCTTGACCTTGTTGGAGTAGCCGTAAGTGTTGATCCAATTGTTGCAACAAAACGTAAGAAAAAAATGAGTGGTGGAAAAACAATGAAACCTGCAAAAACTCGTTATACTTATAATAAAGGATCAAAAGTAAATCCTAATGAAGGAATAGAAGCTTTAAGAAAAGAAGCTCCAGAAGTTGTAGAAAGAATGGGTTATCAAGAAGGTAAAGAAGTATCTGATATGTTAAGCATAGAAGCTGCGAACGAAATGATAGCACCTATATATGTTGAATTACTTCAAATAGAGGAATCATTAAAAGATAAACAAGGTCTTACAAATATACCTCAAACTACACAAAGAAAAAAAGAATTAGAACAACGAATAGAAAGTATAAAAGCAAGAACAAAAAAAGCTGAAGGCGGAGAAATGGACAGTCAAATGACTGCTTTGATGATGCCTGAAGAATCAAAAGAAGAAATGGATATGCTTCCAGATGATCAAATGGAAGATCAACATTTAGATTTTATAATTAACGAATCATTAGATAACGAAGAAGAAATGTATCTAATGGAACAATTACAAGCTGATGAAAGATTAAGCATGATCTTTGATAAGATTATGGATACAGCTACAGAATTTTCAGGATCTGGACCTGTTGAAGGTTTAGGTACTGAGGTCTCCGATTCGATACCTGCAAGGTTATCGGATGGTGAGTTTGTTATGACAGCTAAAGCTACGGATGAAATCGGTGCAGATAATTTAGAACGCATGATGAAAGACGCAGAAGAAGCTAGTGATAATCGACAAAGAGTTGCAATGGGTGGAGAAATCGAAAAAAAGGTAGACCGTTTTGGTAAACCTATTGATGAAGATTTAACCGCAGAAGAAATAAAAAGAAGCATGCTTTCTGTAAATCCACGATTGCGATAAACGATAGAGCTACCTTAGTTTACTAAGCCCTTTATCACAACATTAACCGAAAGGCTACCTTTACAAAAACAAACCCTGCATAAGTCGACATTAGCAGCCACTTTGTTTAGAAAGCCCTGAGTAGGAGTAAGATATGGCAACACAAGCAAAAGAAGCAAACCCTTATAACGCTAATAAGGATTGGCACAACCAAAAAGATAAACCATTTGTATCTGCAGACGGTGCATTTTTTGAAGAACCTAAACCTAAAGTTGAGGTTCAAGAAGAAGAACCAAAGCAAAGTAAACAGCAAACTAAAGATAAACCTTATAGTAAACCTGATTACAAAAAAAGATATGATGATTTAAAAACACATTACGATTCTAAACTTAATGAGTTTAAAGTTAGAGAACAGGAACTATTAGAAGAAGCTGCTAAAAACATGCCTCAATATACAGCTCCTAAATCTGAAGAAGACTTAGAAAAGTTTAAAGAACAATATCCAGATGTGTATGAAGTAGTTGAAACTGTAGCACACATGCGTAGTTCAGAACAAACAAAAGTTTTAGAAGAACGTTTGTCTAAATTACAAGAACGTGAAGCAGAGTTAATTGCTAAAGAAGCACAGGGTAAACTGTTGGATAATCATCCTGACTTTGAAGATATTCGCAATAGTGAAGAGTTTCATAGTTGGGCAAAAGAGCAACCGCAGTCTATTCAAAAATGGATATATGATAATGCTAATGATGGAGATCTTGCAAGTCGTGCATTAGACTTATATAAACGTGATATGGGCATAGTTTCAGAAGCAAGTAAGCCTAAAAAGAAAAAGTCCAATAAATCTGCTGCTGATATGGTTTCGACTAAAACAACTTCAGTTGAACCGAAGCAGGATAAAATTTGGACTGAACGGGAAATAGCTGCAATGTCTATTCAAGATTTTGACAAGTACGAAGAAGAAATCGGAAAAGCAATTCATGAAGGCAGAGTAGTTAAATAAAAACTAACTTTTAATTTGATATAATGGAGAAGTAAAATGGCTTATAACCAATCAGATCAGTACTTTGAACCAAGTACCGATACTAACGCTAACTTTGCGAACTCCGTCAGTGGTCAAACTAATTCGTTTTTCCTTCCTGCAGTCTACTCTAAAAAGGTTCTTAACTTCTTTAGAAAGGCTTCGGTTGTAGAAGCGATCACCAACACAGATTACGCTGGTGAGATTGCCGCTTTCGGAGATTCCGTAAAGATTATAAAAGAACCTGAAATAACTGTGTACCAGTACGAACGTGGTGCAGACGTTACAGCAACTAAATTAACTGATCAAGAGTTGACTCTTGTAGTTGATACAGCTAACGCATTTAAATTCATCGTTGATGATATTGAAACTTCAATGTCTCATGTGAACTTTAAAGAAGTAGCTAGTTCATCTGCAGCATACGCTCTTCGTGATGCTTATGATGAAGGTGTAATTGCTACTATGTTCTCAGGTGTATCTGCATCAAGTCCTAACCACATTCTTGGTTCTGACAACGCTACTGACCTAGCAGCAGGCACATTTGATGGAACTGGTAATCTTGACATCGGTTTTGCAGCAAGTGAACACGATCCTATTGATGTGCTTTCGCACATGGCTCGTTTGCTTGATGAACAGAACATTCCAGAAGAAGGTCGATGGTTCTTAGCATCACCTGATTTCTACGAAGTTCTTGCAAGTTCATCGTCAAAACTTTTGTCTGTTGATTATAACGCAGG